CGATGAGGTTCGTTATCATGGAACGATGATGATAGACACATCAGCTTATCCCCAAATGGATGGAATGACCGAAGAAGAATGTATTGATTATATTAAAGAAAATGCTGAAACATTGGAACCATATGAAGATGAATTTGGATTTGATTCTTTGTATGAACAATTGCAAGAACGGGACATCGTTAATACCAAAATACTTGATAATGAATATGAACTTTATGTTAACTACTAAAAACAAATAATAAAATGAAAGAACAAGATTTAACAAAGATGGAGTTTTTAATTAAGCTCAACAATAACGTGGTAATCCAACGATATTTTAATGTCAAAGATTATAATCCCCAAGCTAGACGATCTATGGAATTATATGAAAACATTAGAGATATTGCAGAATCTTTGCAAAGAAAATTAAAAATCAAGACCGTCACATATATGTTGGATAACTATTATGAGATTGAGGAAAACCCTCAAATAATAGAAACATCAAACACAGATGGTCCCGAAACATTTAACATTTATGTCAGGGTAAATGATGAGACAATTTGTCATAGAGTGTTTGATGCAAAAGTGTACCCCCCAAAGGTCAGATATACGATGGATATACGTCCAGAAGCAAAAAACATTTTGAGAAATTTGACTGACATTTTTTCAGAGAAAAATTTAACCACCGAGTACCTCGAAATTAGTCTATGATCGTACTATTTAGAAGATACTAACTAACACAAACACATGGGAAAAGATAAAAATTTTGAATATTTAGGGCAAACATTTCAGCTTCAGTTGATTAACCAAATTATCATTGATAAAACATTCGGTTCTTCAATTATTGATGTTCTTGAGGTCTCTTATTTTGAAAACAAATATTTCAAAATTATTCTTCAATTCATAAAGGAGCATTATGTAAAATACAATGAAATTCCTTCTTTTAGTACATTAAAGCAAATTATCAAATCTGAACTAGCACAAGACATGCTTGTGAAAGTTGCGATTGACACATTAGAATCGGTAAGAAATATTGCAACCGATGGTGCTGAGTTCGTTCAAGAAAAAGCTTTAAAATTCTGCAAGCAGCAAGAATTAAAGAAGGTCATGACAAAAGCTCAAAAGATAATTGATGGGGGTGAATTTGAAAATTATGATCAGGTTGAATCGTTGGTTAGGAATGCTCTTCAGGTGGGTGAGTTGGATAGAGGGCAATTAAACGTTTTTGACGATGCTGAAGACGTTCTAAAGGAGGATTTCAGACATCCGGTCCCTATGGGTATCAAAGGAATTGATAATGCCTTAAAAGGAGGTTTGGCGAAGGGTGAGATTGGTGTTATTCTTGCGCCAACTGGCGTTGGTAAAAGTACAATTCTTACAAAAATATCAAACCATGCCTATAATCTAGGTTTTAATGTTCTTCAAGTCTTCTTTGAAGATAATCCAAAAATTATTCAGCGAAAACATTTTACCCTATGGACAAAAATTAAACCTGATAACTTGACCGATGAAAAAGAGGCGGTTCTTTCTCAAATTCAGGAGCTTAAGAAAATGGAAAATAAGTTGATTCTTAAGAAATTACCATCTGAGACATTAACAATGTCAGCTATTAAAAATCAAGTCAGAAAAATAATTTCTGAAGGAATTAAAATTGATTTGATTTGTTTGGATTATATTGATTGCGTTTTACCCGATAGACACAGTGGTGATGAATGGAAAGGAGAGGGTTCTGTTATCAGAGCGTTCGAAGCAATGTGCCATGAGTTGGATATTGTTGGATGGACCGCCACGCAAGGTAACCGAAGCAGTATTTCTTCAGATGTTGTAACTAATGACCAAATGGGTGGTAGTATTAAAAAAGCGCAGGTTGGTCACGTAATCATTTCGATTGCAAAATCAATGGAACAAAAAGAAGCTAAATTAGCAACACTTGCAATCACAAAATCAAGAATTGGTACTGATGGTATTATATTTAAAAATTGCAAATTTGATAATGAGATGTTGGAAATTGATACCGAATCGTCTGTGACGTTATTGGGTCATCATGAAGAAGTCGAGCAAGCGGTAGAACTTGCGAGTAAAAAAAGATTAGCGGAATTGAATTCGGCTAAAGTAAGTAGAGTTAACTAAATAAAATAAAATATAGATAAAAAAATGGACATTTCACAAGAGATATTAAGCAACATTACGGTTTATATGAAATATGCTAAATATGATGCCGTAAAAATGAGAAGAGAGACATGGGACGAGTTGGTCACCAGAAATATGGATATGCATATCAAAAAATACCCCCAAATTGAGAAAGAAATTCGTGAGGTTTATAGGATGGTTTTTGATAAGAAAATCTTACCATCAATGAGATCCTTGCAATTTGGCGGTAAACCTATAGAAATTAGTCCAAATAGAATTTATAATTGTGCTTATTTACCGATAGACAACATTGATGCTTTTAGCGAGACAATGTTCTTGCTTCTTGGTGGAACAGGTGTTGGTTATTCAGTTCAAAAACATCATGTTGAAGAATTACCCGAAATTCGTAAACCCAATGTTAACCGACATAGACGTTATTTGATTGGTGATTCTATTGAAGGTTGGGCTGACGCAATTAAAGTTCTTTTAAAATCATATATTGGTCAAGTGACCTCAACAATTCAGTTCGATTATAGTGATATTAGACCAAAGGGTGAAAGATTGGTCACATCTGGCGGAAAGGCTCCGGGACCACAACCTCTTAAGGATTGTATCCATAAAATAAAAAGTATTTTGGATAACAAAGTTGATGGTGAAAAGTTATCAACAATTGAGGTTCACGATATTATTTGTCATATTGCTGATGCGGTCCTGAGTGGAGGAATTCGCAGGGCGGCTTTGATTTCTTTATTCAGTGCAGATGATGATGAAATGATTGCTTGCAAATCTGGTAATTGGTGGGAATTAAACCCACAAAGGGGTAGAGCAAATAATTCAGTTGTTTTACTTAGACATAAGATTACTGAAGAGTTTTTTATGAATATTTGGAAAAGAATTGAAGCATCTGGTTCTGGTGAACCCGGAATTTATTTAACAAATGATAAGGGTTGGGGGACAAATCCTTGTTGTGAAATTGCACTAAGACCATTCCAATTCTGTAATCTTTGTGAGGTAAATGTTTCCAATATTGAGTCTCAAGAAGATTTCAATAGCAGAGTTAAAGCCGCTACATTTATTGGTACATTACAAGCTGGTTATACTAATTTCCATTATCTAAGGGATATTTGGAGAAGAACAACCGAGAAAGATGCTCTTATTGGTGTTGGTATGACTGGAATTGGTTCTGGTTTTGTATTGGGTTATGATATGAAAGAAGCAGCCAAAGTTTGTAAGGAAGAAAATGCTAGAATTGCTGAATTAATTGGTATTAATAAAGCAGCAAGAACCACAACAGTAAAACCATCTGGCTGTATGGAGGCAACAACTAAGATAAAAACTAATTTAGGGGTTATTTCATTAGAAGAAATCTTTAAAGTAAACGAATACGATATTGATGAATTTAAAGAAAAAAATAATATTTGGTTAAACCCCACACAAAAAATCTATGTAAAAGATAAAAATAATGATGATAAATTAATAACTAAATTATATGTTAATGGCGTTATTAATGATTTAATTATGATTGAATTTGAAAATGGTGATGTAGTCAAAGTAACACCAAATCATAAATTTTTAACAAAAGATAATGGTTGGGTAAGAGCGGATGAATTAACCGAAAATCATGAAATAATAAATTATTAAAAAAATACTGTTAAGCCTTCGTTTTTTATAAATTGTAATATTTATTTAAAAACGAAGGCTTAATAATGAAAAATAAAAAATACACAAACGAACAGATTATTAAATTTAATAGGTTGAAAAGTTACTTGATTCATAAGTATGGACATGAAATTGGGAATAAAAACTATATTTCCCTAATGAGGGGTATGTCGTTAAAAGTTTGTATTTTTAAATTTGGTAAAGAAGAGGGTTTAAAATTTTATAAAAATAGAATTGAGAAAGATAAAATTAAAAATACATTAATTGGTTTTATTAAACGATATGGTGAAATTGAAGGCACAAAAAAATATTATGAAAAAAACAAAAAATTATCAGTATCGATTGAAAGTTTAAAATTAAATGGATATGGTGATAATGAAATTAATAAAATAAAACAAAAACACTCAAAAAAAAGTTCATTAAAAAACAAATATGGTGAAAAAAAATATAAAGAATATTTAGAGAATGGTAATCATTTTAATCCGAGGAAAATTGAATCTTATCTTAAAAAAGGAATTGATATTAATATAGCAAAAGATAAAATATCAAAAATACAAAATAGAGATTTAAAATTTTACATTAATAAATATGGTGAAATTAATGGTATTAAAAAATATAATCAAGTGAATGAAAAAAGAAGATTTTCAAATACAGTTGAATATTATATCATTAAATACGGCAAAAAAGATGGGATTAAAAGATTTAATGAAAGAATAAAAGAACTTAAATATTTTATTAGTAAAGAATATTTTATTGAAAAATACGGTGAGGAAGAAGGGTTAAAAATTTACTTCAATAATAAAAAAAACGGATTTAGTCAAATATCTAAAATTGAAATAGAATTTAAACAATTTATCTCTGTTTATTTAAAAGAATTTAGTTTAGTTGGTTCACCTTTAACCGAATCTAAATTAATAATATTTAAAGATAACTTATATGGACTTAAATACTGTATTCCTGATTTAATTATTAATGATAAAGTTATTGTTGAATTTAACGGCGATTATTGGCATTCATTTGATTGGAAAGTTGAAAATGATAAAAAAAGAACTTATTTATTGGAGGAAATGGGTTATGTTGTTATAAATGTTAAAGAAAAGGAATACAAAAAAAATAAAAATTTAATAATCGAAAATACTGTAAATAAAATCAAAAATATTTTAAAAAATGAAAATTAAGCAAATAAAAAAAATTAATGAACCGACATTTACATTAGATGTTGAAGTTGAGGATACACATTCTTATCAATTAGCTAATGGGGCTGTTACTCATAATACATCGTCTTTAGTTCTTGGAACTTCGTCAGGTATTCATGCTTGGCACAACGATTACTATATTAGAAGAATCCGTGTTGGTAAGAACGAATCAATTTATAATTACTTGTTAACAAACCACCCAGAATTAGTTGAGGATGAATTCTTTAGACCTCATGATACTGCGGTTATTTCTGTTCCGCAAAAAGCACCAGAGGGTTCTATTTTAAGAACCGAATCTTCGCTCCAACTCTTGGAAAGAGTTAAAAAGGTTAGTAAAGAATGGATTAAGACCGGACATAGAACTGGAGCTAATGCACATAATGTATCCGCAACGATATCTTTGAAAGAAGATGAATGGGAAATGGCGGGAAAATGGATGTGGGAAAATCGTGAATATTACAATGGATTATCGGTATTACCATATGATGGTGGTACATATACTCAAGCACCATTTGAAGATTGTACAAAAGAAAAGTTTGAAAAATCGATGTCAAAATTGCATCATATTGATTTATCAAAGGTTATGGAAATAACAGATGAAACGAATTTGAGCGGTGAGTTAGCATGTGCTGGCGGTGCTTGTGAAATTAAATAAATGATTAAAATAAGCGTGGTAATTGTGCCACGCTTATTTTTTTTTATATATACTTAACATGAAAAACGATTGGATAACAGAACAATATATTAAAGAAACGCTTCAGAAAAAAGAATCCGATTTTTATATTAACTCAGAAGGTAAAAGGGTAATGACCGAATCTTTTCATAAAAAAAGAGGTTTTTGCTGTGGATCTGGTTGTTTGCATTGTCCGTATGAACCAAAGACTCAGAAGGGAAATACAAACTTAAAACAATAGGGTTTTAAGTTCTAAGTTTAAAACCAGCTTCAGAAAATAACTCACCAAGCTCAAGGTCGCCCCAAACTTTAACATATAATGGAGTCCCATGTATTAAAATATTTCCATTAACGATTAAGTTATTGGGTAATGTACCTATTAAAGTATCTCTTATGAATAAATTTCCACTGACATGAAGATTTTTGGGTAAATCTTTAATAGGATTATCACTTAACATTAAATGACCATTAACCTTAAGATTATCCGGTAACTTTAGTATGTCTGAATATGAAAAATTCATATCTATTTTATCACCATCAACAACAATTTTATCATAATACTTATTATGATATTTTGCAAATTTTTCAGAATCCCCGCCAAACGCCTTAAATAATCTAAATTCAAATTCTTCAGTATCTGTATACCAAACATTTTCATCTTCTTCTTGCTCAAGAAGAACTTGCTTTATAATGTTATAAAGGTCAGATTCTGTTATTTTGATTTTCTTCATGAATATTTATCAATTTTATAACCTTTTGCTTCATATTCCTTAACCAATTCATCATTTTGTTTTAATGGTGTTCTATAAATGTATATGTATCCTTTGACCTTAAGATTATCCGGAAGGGATGTTATTGGGGTTTTAGACAAACCCAACCAACCCCCCACATGAAGATTATCGGGAAGGGATGTTATTAGGGTTCCATTCAAATACAAAGAACCCCCCACATGAAGATTATCCGGAAGGGATGTTATTTGGGTTCTTCTCAAATCCAAAGAACCATCAACAACAATTTTATCATAATACTTATTATGGTATTTTGCAAATTTTTCAGAATTCCCATCAAACGCCTTAAATAATCTAAAATTAAATTCTTCAGTATCTGTATACCAAACGTTTTCTTCTTCTTCTTCTTCTTGCTCAAGAAGAACTTGCTTTATGATGTTATAAAGGTCAGATTCTGTTATTTTGATTTTCTTCATGAATATTTATCAATATGAATATTTATCAATTTTATAACCTTTTGCTTCATATTCCTTAACCAATTTATCATTACGACTTAATGGTGTTCCATAAATGTATATTTTTTCTTTAACCACAAGATTATCGGGAAGGGATGTTATTGGGGTTAATCGCAAATTCAAATTACCCACCACGGAAAGATTATCTCCCAAGGATGTTATTGGGGTTCCTTCTAAATTCAAAGAACCCCTCACAGAAAGATTATCTCCCAAGGATGTTATTGGGGTTCCATTCAAATACAAATCACCCTCCACACGAAGATTATCGGGTAAGAATATTAAATTTTCACAATTATACAAATACAAATTACCCTCCACATGAAGATTATCTCCCAAGGATGTTATTGTGGTTCCTATCAAATTCAAATCACCCCCCACATGAAGATTATCGGGAAGGGATGTTATTTGGGTTTCATACAAACCCAAAGAACCATTAACAACAATCTTTTCATAAAACTTATTATGATATTTTGCAAATTTTTCATAATCCCCATCAAATGCCTTAAAAAATCTAAAATTAAAATCTTCTTCATCTGTATACCAAACGTTTTCATCTTCTTCTTGCTCAAGAAGAACTTGCTTTATGATTTCATAAAGGTCAGATTCTGTTATTTTGATTTTCTTCATGATTATAAATATATTGTTAAAATGTTATTTCT